CACCTGCATGGCCTATACTCCCAGCGCATCATGTACGGCATGGGGTTCAAGTCAGTGGATGTGGACCCTCGCTCGAGCGCCTCGAAGGGCAAGATTAATCTCCCGATGGGAAAGGAATCTACCATCGAGAAGGCGATCATCGAGTCCGGCACTTGGATCACAAGACTCGGATTCAAGCCGGTGGATCTCAAGGTACCGGCAAATCGATGCATCTTCAACATCAAGTCTGCCCTGTGGGCGGCGGAGAACTTTGGCGCACTATACAACTTCCGCGTCCGAGCCGATGGGACCGAGGTGGATCACACCTCGTCGGACGAAGAGTTCCAGCCTTCAGAGTCTTCGCATCGCCTGACAGTTCAGGTGAAGGGACAGCCTGGAGATAAGTTCATGTGCAATACCTGCTCTCAGCAGGACAAGTGCACACACTATCGAGACGGAGCCGTCTGCTCTATCCCTGGCGCCGAGCCCAAGGAGCTGGCGACATTCTTCGGATCTCGCAACGCTGACGTTATCATCGATGGACTCGGTACCCTGGCTGCGGCTAACGCACGACGCCTCCAGAAGGGCATGATCGTCGAGGATCAGATCGGTGACATCGACAAAGAAGTCACAAAGCTCATGGGGCAGGTGTTCGATCAAGGCACGAAGCTTGCAAAGCTTATCGAGCCGGGTCGGTTCGGCGGCGGAGCTCGAGTTCAGGTGAACGTTGGCGCCGGTGCGCAAGCATCCGTCATTGGCGCAGTAAATCCCAAGCAGCTCGTTGCTGGTGTGATCCGCGAGCTTGAGGCGCAGGGATATACTCGAGATCAGATCACACCAGAGATGGTGACGAACCTCCTGTCGGCTGGACAGAACCCGGAGCAGACGCAGCGCTCGTTCGAGGCGCACCGGGTGATCGAGGGATGAGCACTATTTTCGAGGAGGCCAAGTGGCTCCTTGGTCATCCGCAGTTTGAACAGAAGCCTGCATCCATCAAGGAGTTCCTGGGGGTTGGGTACCTCGAGATCGAGTCTAAGATTCGACCCGGCATCGCTCAGGCGCTCATTGAGATCTTCGGCGAAGAGGTCAATGGAGACCGTATCGCCACGTACGAAGAGGCAATGGTCACTGGCGCCATTGGCATCGGCAAGACGACGTTTGCGTCGATTGCCCTGCCCTACATGGCTCACTGGATCTTATGTCTTAAGGATCCACAGGACTACTTCGACCTCTTGCCTGGCTCGCGCATCGCGCTCATGCAGATGTCGACTTCTGAGGACCAGGCCGTTCAGGTTATCTTCGGCGACATCAAGGCTCGTATCGAGCACAGTCCCTGGTTCGTAGAGAACTACCAGTTTGATCCGAAGTTCAGCAAGCAGATCCGCTTTGCCGCTAAGGACATCTGGATCCTTCCTGGCGACAGTGCTGAAACAACCTTCGAAGGTTACAACATCCTGGCTGGCATACTTGATGAGATGGATAGTCACAAGATCACTAAGGACAAGGACTACGCAGAGCTCGGTTTTAACACGATCAACTCTCGTATTGCGTCTCGATTCATCGACACGACAACGAAGGGGCACAAGGGTCTTATCATCTGTATCGGACAGATGAAGAAGGGTGTCGGCTTCGCGGCGGACAAGTACGAAGAGATGCTCAAGAATCCGAAGGCTCACGTCACTCGCATGACCATCTGGGAGTCCCGCGGATGGCAGCTGTACCTCAATCCAGATGGTACGCGAGACAGCTTCTGGTACGACATCAAGCGCAAGCAGATCATTCCAGCAACACTGGTTGAGTATGTTGACAACCCAGACATGATGGAGATTCCTGCAGCGTATCGGCACCAGTTCGAGAACAAGCCAGAGATGGCTCTTCGTGACCTTGCTGGAATCCCGCCTGCCATTTCGGACCCGTTCATCAGCCTGACCGACAAGATCGACTCTTGTCGGGATCGCTGGGCAGCGGCACACGGTGACGAAAGTCCCGTCAAGTCGAATCCATCTCGCCCTGAGTTTGAAGACTGGTTCCGAGGTAATGGGGACCCGCGTCGTCGGGCGGTACATATCGACCTTGCCGTCTCTGGTAACGGAGATGCTCTTGGTATGGCTATGGGCCACATTGATCACCTGGTCGAGCGCGACAACGAGCTCAAGCCACACATTGTCATCGACTGTCTCATTAGAATTAAGGCATCTCCCGGCCAGGAGATAATCCTCTCTGATGTGCGCAACGTGCTGTACTTGCTCAAGAATGAGTATCGGTTCCGGATCATTGACGTGACGATGGACGGTTTCCAGTCCACTGATACGATGCAGCAGTTGCGCAAGAAGAAGTTCTCAGTCGACTACCTTTCGGTCGACAAGAGCACGCTTCCGTATGAGGATCTTCGCGAGGCGATCTACGAAGAGCGACTCGACTTCCCCAAGTATCTTACGTATACCAACAAGGGCGACACGAGCCTCGTGGAGATCGCAGTACGAGAGCTTCAGCAGCTAACGAACACGGGTCGAAAGATCGACCACCCTACAAACGGCTCGAAGGACTTGGCGGACGCCATGGCCGGTGTTGTGACGACCCTCATGGGTGACCGGGGATACCGGAAGGGTGTATCGTCCCAGGCGTCTAGACCTGACGATGCTATCGATGATGCAGAGTGGCTTAGGCGACAAGGAATTACACCAGACTCACTGCGGGGCACCAGGGCCAGCATCCCAGGCATGAGCGGACTTCAGGCTCCGATATTGCCAGGCGGATCAGCGGGACTCATGATTCCTCAGCGGCTGCGTCCGAGCGAAAAAAGGTGACGCATGACTCCCACACTGCTGGGACCCAATGGCCAGCCCATCTCCTCGAAGGGTAAGGCTGGCATTCTCAACAAGAAGGCAGATCCACCAAAGACGGGTGACGCCTTCGGTGCATGGGCTGGTCGAGACCTCGACTTCATGCGGCTTCCAGGAGGAGGTCTTGTTCAGTTCGACCTGTCGAAGCTCACGCTCCAGGACTACCGAACGATGCGAGACCACTACCAGGTGAATGCGTCCCTGGCGGTGCTGTCTTTCATGCAGCACCAGAGCGACTTCCATATCGAGTGCGAAGACAAGAAGATCGCGACGTTCACCGAAGATAATCTTCGGAACAACTGGACTGGCCTCAACCGGGCCATGTCGCAGTCGAACTGGGCTGGACATTCTCCTTCTGCTCTCGAGTGGGAGAATGAGGGGCGCAACGTGGTCCTGACGAAGGTCAAGGATCTGGTGCCCGAAGAGTGCCGTGTCAACTGGAAGGAAGAGGAGGGCTGGGCTCCTCCGGACAGAACGCCTCCGAAGTTTAAGACGTACGACGGGATCATGCAGTTCGGAACCGGCTGGCCGATCCCTGTCGAGAACTCTTTCTGGTATCCACTCCTTATGGAGAACGGCGACTATGACGGACGCAAGCTCCTTCGTCCTGCATTCCAGTCGTGGTTCTTCAGCATCCTCGTTCACCTGTTCGCCAACCGTTACTTCGAGCGCTTCGGTGAGCCTGTCCCGGTCGGTCGTGCACCGTTCGATGAAGAAATCAACATCGAGGGTCAGCAGGTCCGTGGCAACACGTACCTGCTGAAGGTTCTGCAGGATCTGCGGAACCGTTCCGTTGTTGTTCTTCCGAACGACAAGACGGAGATGGGTAACGGTGTCAGCTCGTTCGACTATGACATCGAGTACCTTGAGTCCCAGATGCGTGGTGCCGACTTCGAGCGGTACATGACGCGGCTGGACGAGGAGATCTCGATTGGTCTGTTCACCCCGATCCTGCTCCTGCGTACGGCTGACGTCGGATCATACAGCCTGGGTGTCGGCCACATGCAGATGTACCTGTGGATGCTCAATGCCATGAACGATGACCGCAAGGTCTATATCGACAAGTACCTGCTAGCCAAGATGGCTGACTACAACTTTGGTCCGAACAGTGCTCGACCTAAGATCGTGTTCCGCAAGCTTGGAAACTCGAACCAGGAGATGATCAAGGAAGTTCTCACAGCCCTCATTCAGCAGGGCAAGGCGACGGTGAACCTCGAAGAGCTCGGACAGATGGCGGGCATGACCATTACCGAGGTTCGCCAGACGCTCGAGGATACGCCCGCGACGGGTACCCCGGCCGAGGGTGACCCCGCTCCCGCGACGGGCGACGCCGCGTCCGCTACAGGGGGCAACCCGTCGACATCGGCCCGCGCCACGGCTAAAGAGGTGGTGGACCGCGTCCGACCCCAGGTCGATCAGGCGTTCCGAAACGGGCTGTTCCGTGAAGGTCTCGCGATTAACATGGGATACAAGCGCAAGATGGAGCGGGCACTCGAGGCGGACGGCTACATCGACTCGGTCGTTCGGACAAATGATCTGTACGATGAGATGGACAACTGGCTTGCGGCTACCGTGACGTTCGGCGCCGAAGAGTTCTCCTCGCCTGACTCGTTCGTGTCACTGTTCGAGACGAAGCTGGTTCGCGAGATCGAGCGGGTTACAGGTGCCGCGCACTCGTAGCACGCACGAGCTGCGATGCTACTGCAGCAGAGAGCCCTTGCTCGCCACATACGGTGTGGACGAGCAAGGGCGTCTCTACGTCCATGTAAGAATCTACAAGCAGGCTCGAATCTTCGGCGAAGTAATCGTTCTCGGCGGCGAGGTTAAGCTTCACTGTCGCGAGTGCCTTCGGTGGCACAAGGTGGTAATCCGCGAGCCCCGTCGACTTGTTCTAGAGGAGGATACTCGACCGATACCGGATGCCACCGAATCGAGCCATGCCCATGTTTGACGATGGACCCACCCAGGAAGTAGGTTCCACAGAATCATGAGACGCAGCACCGCAAACCCGCAGGTCATCCCACTCGAGCAGTTCGAGCGGGTGCGTCCGAGCGCTTCGGCCCAGATTCCCCACGCCAGTCCCAAGGAACAGCGTGAGCGTGACTGGTTCAAGATCGAGAACAAGAAGGGCTCGTCGGAGGCTGAGGTCTACATCTACGACGAGATCGGTTTCTGGGGCACGTCGGCTGCGGACTTCGCTGGCCAGCTTCGGGACCTCGACGTGAGCAAGATCACGCTCCACCTCAACTCGCCCGGTGGCGAGGTGTTCGATGGCATCGCCATCTACAACAGCCTCGTCTCCCACAAGGCGTCCATCACCGTTCTCGTCGATGGACTGGCTGCGTCGGCTGCATCGTTCATCGCCCAGGCGGGTGACGAGGTGATCATGGGTCTCGGAGCGACCATGATGATCCACGACGCGAGCGGCCTCTGCTGGGGTAACTCGAATGACATGCGCCAGGAGGCGGATGTTCTCGACAAGCTGAGCACCACGATTGCCGCCTTCTACTCGGCTCGCGCCGGT